GATGTCCCGAAGACACAAGCCTCTACACGGAAATTTGCCAAAGGTGGTACGGTATTTGGTGCACCGCATTCACAGGGCGGCGTAACTTTTACCGGATCAAACGGGCAACAGTTCGAGGCGGAAGGTGGAGAGAACATGTACATCCTCAATAAATCGGCATCTCGTGCGATTAATGCGCTGTCGGCGCTCAATCAGCAGTACGGCGGGCGTTCTTTCGGCAAGTCGAATGCGTACAAATATGCGCAGGGAGGCGGTTTTGATGTACTTAGTACTAGCTCTTACACCACTTTGAACCGCCAAATGTCGAAGAATACGGTAGATTTATCGGATAAAACGATTAATCAGATAGCCGCCGCGTTCGTACAAGGGGTGGAAAACGTTCCGAATCCGGTTGTTTCGGTGCAGGAGTTCAACGATGTAGCCTCGAATATGGCATTTATAAGGGAATCCGCACTTTAATTGGTGCGGCATCCTTTCGAAATCACGTAATTATCTAGTATATTTGCACAAATTAATTGATTATATGGCAGATTTTGTTAAAGTACGCATCATAGAAGCCGGAGAAACCGCCAATTCGTGGGAGGACTTAGGCACAAACGGCGAATCACTGATAGGTAAGATAGTGATTACACCGGAATCTTTGGCATCCCTTGTGGCATGCGGTAACTCTAGACCGATCCATTCCCGCAAGACGCACAACGGAGGTGATTTGTTGGACCAGTACATCGGCAAGTTTTCCAACTTCGTAGAAGAGGATGGCATTGTTTACGCTGACTTCGACTTTTCACCTGCTATGGTAGACGCTTACCCCGCTGAAGTAACTTTCATGCGCTCGTTGATTGAGAAGGAACCGGATATGTTAGGCGTATCTGTTGTTGATATCGATATCAAGCAGTGGAACGAGGCTACCGGAACTTGGGACGTAACCGAATTTTTAGAACTTTTTACTTGTGACTTGGTAGGATTACCCGCCGCCACAAGTTCACTATTTAATAACCAAAATCAAAGTAACAAGATGGGAATTTTTACAGGAATTTTCAGTAAATTCTCGGCAAAGACAAAATTAGCCGAGAATATCGTGGAAGCCATCAACGGCGAGAAAATCACGATTAAATCGGCGGGTGAAGAAGTCGCCGTAGGTGATGCAGTAGTAAATGCAGACGGCACGCCCGTAGCAGACGGCGAAATCACAGTAGTAACAGACGAAGGTCAACTCATACTCGTGGTGAAAGACGGCGTGATCGAATCCTTTAAAGAGGTGGAAGAGGAAGTTAAGGAAGACGTAGAAGAAATGGCGGAGGAAACCGGAGATGACGAAAAGAAATCCAAAACACCGGACGAATTTTCTAAACGTCTTGGCGCGCTGGAAGAATCTTTGGGTGAGATTAAAACGATGCTTTCCAAGCAGACCAAAACGCCAACCGTGTCTAGCCGCACCGTAGGAGACAAAAGCAGCGCACAGGAGAAAACCAAGCTGTCAAACGAAGAGGCACGGGCGAAAGCTAAAGAAGCGATGATTAAATTCGCTAAGCAGAAGTAATCACTTTATAAATTATAGGAGGCTAAAATTATGGCAATGACTTTTACGGATTTAAATAATCTGAATATTAACAGCCTGTCTGACGTTATCTCTATGACTGTCGGACTGGTGGGAGAAATGGAGAGAGGCGCAACAGTTCTTGCCGGACTGGACAACAAAACGCCTATCGTTACATTCACGGCTGACACTAAGGCACTTCGCAAATCAGCGGGATGTGATGGCACGTACACTTACAACGCAATGAAGGACAGCGTTAAGTACTACGACTTCCAACCGATCGAATTACCTATCGTTGTCTGCTTGCAGGACTTGTGGGGAAAGATGGTAGCTAAGGGAGTGCACATCTCTGACGATTTCGACGAAACACAATTAGCCGGATTCATGGCGGCTGAGGTACTGAAAGTATTAGAAGCTGACTTGCTCCGTTTGGCTTGGTTGGATGGAACTAAAGCGGCAGATGTTGCTTACAACATCTTCAAACGTGGTGGTTTCTTGAAACAGATGCAGGACAGTTCCGAGACGATCCTCGCCTTGACATTGGACGACAACGTTACAACAGGCGTAGAGGCAACTATGAAAGCCTTGATCGACTCTCAGCGTGCAGACCAAAAGGAAAACTCTGAGTTCTTCGTAACTTCTAACGTTATGCGCTTGTTCAAAAACTTGGTGCAGAAGAAGGACAACACGACCGCTCAGCAGAACATGGAGGACGGGAAGCCCGTTTACACTTTGGAAGGTTACCGCATCAACGAACTTCCTCACGTATCGGCTTCAATGATTGCGGACACCACCGATCAGAAAGCGTTCATCGCATTTACTCCGAAGACCAACATCCAAATCGCTTTGGAGGATTCGAGTGTGAACATTAAGCCGTTTATCCAAGACGCTAAGGACCGCAAGTATTACAGTACGACTGTCTTTGCTGCTGATGCGATGGTGGCTATTCCTCAGATTCTTAAACTCGCAACAACAGCGAAATAACAAGTAAATACCTAGAACTATGGCATGTATTAAACTAAATAAGGCTATCACGTTCGGGTGCGCAGGTGGCTCCGTCGGTTTGGCGGGGCTATACCTTGTTAACAAGGCGGATTTGGCTTCTCAGACAGTTGCGGCGGACGGTGTTACTCTTAACGCCATTACGCTTGCATCCGGCGCGAAAGCTATTCCGGTTGACTGTTACAAGAACGGTGCTAAAATCACGGACGCTTTGCGTTCGCTTGATGGTGCGGCGGGCATGGAACAGACGGTAACGTTAACAGTGTACGATAAAACATCCGATGGTATGGCGATTCAAGAAGCCTTGTTATCGGGTAATTTCGTAGCCTTCGCAAAACTCAAAGACGGCGGCAGCATTAAGGTTGCCGGGCTTTATGCAGGACTAGAGGTGGCAAGCATGGACGGTGACACATCCGCAGCAGGTGGATTCGTAACCGTTACGCTTAAAACGCCGGATAATTCACGAGGTGACCGCAACATGATTGCGTTACCTGCTGTTTGGACTTACTTAGAGGCTAACAAATTAACTTAGTATTATGGGATGTATTAGTAATATCACAGGTGCGATTACCTACGATTGCTTAGGCGGTGCGGTTGGGATAGCTGATTTGTTGCTTATCAACTACTCAGACATTCAATCCGTTTCCGTTTCGGCGGGCGTGGCGACAGTTGCCCTTACACCAACCGGAAAGACTATCCGGGTCGCTTCAATCCGTAAAGGAGCGAACGCAACGGAAGCACCGAGAATCAACGAAAATGCACCGAACGCAATAGAGCAAGCCGTGAACTTCACCGTTTACAAGAAAACGACTGCTGAAAATGTGTTCGTCAACACCATTCTAAATTCTCGCTTGGTTGCGGTTGCTAAGATGGTGGAGACGGGCGTTTATCGCATATACGGCTGCAATTATGGTTTGGAAATAACCGGATTGGAGGAATCAGCGAACGAGAATGGCGGATTTACCGCTATCACATTAACCACACCGGAAGCGGTTTTAGGTGAAGCCCGTGCAAGCGTAACGGAATCCACTTGGAATACTCTTTTGGCTAAAGCATCGTAACTATGGCATGTTTGAAACGAATTTCACAGGACTTGGCGTTTGATTGCGCTAATCCGGGCTTAATCTCCGGTATTGCCGGAATTGAGGAAGCCGTACTGCTTAACTACGAGGATATTTCCAGTGTATCGGCGACCCCATCAACGGGCGAAGCCATCGTAACCAAGAAAGCCGGAACGAGAGGATACACCGTACAAGCGGTAAAGAATTCAATACAGGAAACGGAAGCCGCCCGCATCAACGATAACGCACCTACGATGCTGGAAATTACGGTAGTAATGAAATTACTTTCGTCTCTTCCTATCGTTCCGTATATTATTGGTTTGGTATCGGGATCATTCCTTGTGGCCGTCAAGACGAAAAACAATCAGTATTTCATCTTGGGGTGTAATTCACCTTTGGAACTGTCCGATTTTGCAACGGATAGCGCAACCGATGGCGTATCGACAGCGACTTTAAAAACACCGGACGGTTCTTGCGGGGACTTCCGATATAGTATCACGGCGTCACAATATAACGCCCTAAAAACAGTATAACATCATGGCTAGAAGAAGAACTAAGATAGAAGAACCAGTTGCTAGAGAATTGGTAGTCTTGACAGACGAGATAGAGATTTTGAATCTCTGTAAAAGCATCACCCGTTTAAACTTGGACCCTATGTGTCACATGGACCGTGCGTATGCTAAGAAATGGTACGAAAGCCATTATCTGACAGGTGTACACGTTCGTTACGTTATGAAGCCGGGCCTTTCCATCAATCATGTAGCGGACGGAATTGTGTACCGGGCATTCAACTGTACCGATGCTATCGCCGAACGTTTGATGAAGGAGAACGCCGATTACATTCCTTACTTCGATGATTTGGGTCCTGTCGGTGTGGAAGATGAACCGACGATTATCCCGGAAGTTCCCGAAGAAGTGGCACCGGAACTGGAAGCACCCGTAGAACCGGAAGCACCCGTAGAAAAGACGGACGAAGAACTGATAAACGAACTAGGTTAAACTAAATAAGGCAAGTTAATATGATAGCTCATAAGAAAGTAAATGTAATAGTCGATAGGGCTTTGAAGATTAACGCTAAGGTTTCCGAGAAAATTGTGGGGTACGGGGATGGCAACCTGTATCCCCAAATTATTTCAGAACTGATATATGCGAGTAAAACCGCATCTTTGAGCGTTGAGAGATTAAGCGAAGCCATCGAATGTGAAGGATTCAAAGACCGTACATTCGGCGAGTTAATGAATGCCCACGGTGACAACATGGATGACATTCTGAATATGCTTGCCTACGATGTTGCCCGCTTTCGTGGATGCGCTTTAATCGTGCAGTACGGAGGTGATTACCGTCCGAAGATGATTTACCCAGTCCCATTTGAATACGTGCGTGCCGGGCTTAACAAGGATTACCTAACGAATCCTGTTATCCATAAATGGGTCGTTTTCAATAACTGGGATCGTCAAAACATAAAGTCTACTCAGCTAGACAAAACCGCCGTTACCTATCCCACCTTTGACCCGGACAATTTCGCCGCCGAAGTGGAAGAATACGGAGGCATCGAAAACCATCCTGGACAGCTTTTATACATTAACTTCTTCACGACGAAACCATACCCGCTTTCCCCTTTCCACGCTGTCCAGTCGGAGATGCAAGCCGAGGCGATGAACAGCACCTATGTAGAGCGTACCTTGACACGTGGATTCCACATGTGCAGTATCATTTCCCACGGTGATTTTACCGAGCAGGAAGAACAGGATGCATTCGTTAAGGGTATTAAAGAGGTAATGGGCGCACAGGGTGCCGGTTCTGCTGTTTTGGTGAGAGACGATAACGCCCTTTCACAGAAGCCATTCATCAAGGTGGACCAGTTAGGCGTTCCGATTGATGCGAACCTGTACAAGGCCTACAATGAACCGCTAAAGAAGGATATCGCTTCACAGGCGTACAATATACCTATCCCTTTGGTTGACTCTTCTCTTATCTCGTTTTCGAACGCCTCCGGAGAGGTCGTTAAAGAAATGCAGAAAGTTTATAGACGTTCGGTTACGAAGTTGCGTAGCAAGTTAAGCAGAGAGATTGCACGAGCTATGGACGTTCCGACCGAATTATGTGAGATTTATAACGAATTAGAGGAATCTACTACGGTAGCCTCAGTTAATACAGAAGGAAATGAGTAGTTTTGCACCAGTACTTAAGAAGTTCCGAGAGCTATTTGATATAGCGGCGGACGTGAAAGACACTGAAATCAACAAGAGTATCCAGGAAGCAGACAAGCTCGATATAAAGGTGGCTCTTTGCGGCGATACGTTCTTTTCAGTACCTAGTGACTTGGGAGGCGGAGAGGGTATGACCGATATACCCGCCGGGACTGATTCTGATTCCAATTATTCGTTGGATGTTGTAATAGACGGAAACACCTATAATATCGTTCCCCTTTCCACAATCCTGTGTTACTACGCTTTCGTCCGTTATCTGAAAGCGGCGGATCAAAAAAGTACATCAACAGGATTAAAGATACAACAATACGGCAACTCGGTAGTTATCCCTGATTACAACAAGAACAAACGATGGGAGGAAGAACGTGGGAAAGCGGATGCTTTCATAGAAGATTTTCACGATGTGTGGGAGAAGTATAAATCCGTTCAGAATCCGCCGGAAGATGCCTGTTGTAATCCAGTAAAGCCCTACCGTGTTTGCTTTATTACTTAAACATTTTTGGGGTTATGAAAAGGGAAACTAAGGAAGACGTTCAGATTTGGACGGCGGTAGGGATGCTCATAGCAGGAGTAACAATGTCATTTATCGGTTTTTTCGTGGAACCGATGGGTATAATTCAAGATTCGGTATTGTGGTTTTTTGCACAATGCCTTTTGTACGGAGGTGCTGTATTTGGCATTCCGTTATACGTTAAAAGCAAGATAAGTTCAATCATCGGAAACGATAATAAGGTAGAGAAGAGAGATGGTAAATAACACTAATAAGGTAGACGCCATTATTATCCATTGCTCAGCCACTAGGGAAGGGCAAGATATTGGCGCAAAAGAGATTGATGCCATGCACAAGCAGCGAGGCTTTAACGGGATCGGTTATCACTACGTTATCCGCCTAGACGGTAAGATCGAAAAGGGACGGAATGAAACCGCAATCGGTGCCCACTGCAATACAAAAGGCTTCTCTAAAGAATCGTATAACCGCCATTCAATCGGTATCTGCTACGTAGGCGGTTTGGATAAAGCCGGGAAAGCGAAGGATACTCGCACGCCGGAACAAAAAGCGGCGTTGATAGACCTAATCAACGACATATGTAAACGCTATCCTATCGTGGAATTGTTGGGACACCGCGACACGTCACCCGATAAGAACGGGAGCGGCGAAGTCGAACCATTCGAATTCATTAAGATGTGTCCCTGCTATGATGTCCGGGCGGAATACGGTACATTCATGAAAAACGTAATCGTCACGCCATGAGCAAATACCTAATCGCAGGTTGCCTACTACTTCTCATAGTAGTAGGCATCTTATATAATAAGGTGGAAAGCCAACGGAAGGAGATACGGCGGCTAGATAGCAACATCGAAGCCATAAACACCGAGGCTACCCGGTTCAAAACGAAAGCAGGGAAAGACGCTGAGACGGTCCAAGCCCTAACTTTGAAAAGTAATGAGCTAGAATTGTTTAACAGTCGTTTAACAGAACAGGTGGCAAACCTACGTCTAAAGTTAAGGGACGTTAAGGCGGTACACACCATAGAATCAGAGTTACGGATAGATACGGTAGTAGTAACGGAGAAAACGGACGTACCAAACCAGTATAAATTCTCCTATGATGATTCTTGGAACAAAATTAGTGGCGTGGTTTCCCCGGATACCACCAAATTAGAATTTAGTTCCGTTGATACACTGGATATAATTAGCCACGTTAAGCAGAAGAGATTCCTGTTTTTTAGGATTGGGAAGCCCAAAATACAGACCACAGTCACAAATCAGAATCCAAAATCACGGTTACACGTCCGATTTAGTGCTGAATTGTAATGTCGGGATAGCAAAATCGAGTTAAATAAATTAACCTATCCATAAACCTATCCCTGTAAGTCGTTGATTTGCAGGGATTTAACATTTATATGGATAGGAAACACTTTTTAACCTATCCTCGTAACTCACTAATCTAAAGGCATTTATACTAATATGGGTAGGTAGGATAGGTAATTTCCATGTATATATGAGAAAACTTTTATAGTGCGTATTTTTATCTTGTGTAGATAATTTATCAATCAACATACACACTTTTTCGTTATACTCTTGAGAAGTTTGCAACAATCTATCCACTTTTCTGTAAGACACTGATTCGCAGCAACTTACAAGGATTTTAACAGTTTTTAATCTATCCACCCATTACGTAACTTACTAGTAGTCAGCGGTTTAATCGGATAGGTAACTATCCACGCCTCAAAATCACCCCCGAATCGCTAATAAAAGTTAATGATGCGATTTCTTTTGCCTAAATTGTTGCAGATTCAAATAAAAGCCGTATCTTTGCAGCATCGAATTACGAATGAAACGGGTCATCAACACTCCGAGGTGACGCAAAAGTAACGATACGAGCGTTCACGGGTCATTTGCAAAACAATCGAGTTATGAGAAAAGAGAGAGTTAATCTTTGCAAGCTAGAGAAATTTTATTATGACGAGGCTTGGTTGCACATCAACACGCAATTAAAAGCCACAGACGTATATAACAAGTTCAGTTCACCGTTTCGGCTAACGACCGAAGAGTTATTTCGTGAAAAGCTAGCGAGGGAGGACGACGGAGAAAAGTTTGAATTTAAAATTCGTGCGTTCATCTATCCGACAGCTAACAAGTATCGTTCGGTTTACGCCGGAGCGGTGGAGATGGCTTACAAAGATTTTTTGAGTACGTTTCACAAATCTAAGAATTTTTAAAAATGGAAGAAGTAAAACCAAAGTTGATTAGAATCAGCGAAGCCGCCCACATGATAGGGCTAACGGAAAATGCCATCCGGTACAAAATCCGGCAAGGTCATCTAAGCGAGTATAAGAACCAACGGGGGAAGATACGAGTGGACGAGAACGAGATAACTAACAAATATTTAACATTCAAAAAACAGTAATCATGAAAGTAACGATTAGCATTGACGAGCAGAGTTTAGGTAACGAAATGAAATGTGCATCCGATTTTCTTCGTGCACTAGCGAACGAACGTAACCAAGCGAACGGTTTCCCCACCTTTGGAGAAACACCGAAGGAAGTACCGACAGGGAAAGCGATAATCTTGGAAAGCAAGAAGGCACCCACCGAAGTGGTAGAGGAAGAAATCTCCCACGAGGAAAAGGTAGCGGCTTTGGCTGACAAGGTGGTAGAGGCTACGCAGGTGAGGGAAGAAGAAACACCGGAAGCACCGGGAAAAGGCATGGATTATCACACGGTAGACGCCGTTTGTGCGATGTCCGAGGAAGAAATGAAGGCCGTTCCTACACAGGTGCTTTATGACATCCTAACAGGACATTTCAACATTGATCCGACGGAACGTCCCGGCAAGAATACGAACGCCAAACTGAGAGGCTTATTGCTGTCTGCTATCAACGCCGAGGCGAAGGAAGAGGAAACGGTAACCGAGGAAGAGAACGCACCACAGGCGCAAGCTATCGAACCACAGGAATCGGAAGAAGTCCCGGAAGACGAAGCAGCACCCGCCGAAGAGATGCCGGAGGTGACGATCGAGATGCTGAGAGAGAAAGCGACCGAGCTAATCCGATTGAAAAAACGCCAAGTAGTAGCGGACGCATTCGCCGAATGCGGAGCGACTAACTTTGGGACATTGCAATCAGAGCGTTATAACGACTTTTACGCATTGATATGTCAAGCATAAACCATTCAGAAAGGGGACACGCGGTTTTGTCCCCTTCATCCTCTGAACGTTGGCTTAACTGCACACCGTCCGCACGCCTAGCGGAAGCCGCCGGAAGCAAGACAAGCGAATACGCCGAGGAAGGCACGACAGCGCACGAGCTAGCGGAATATGCGCTGAAAAGTTGGATAGCTGGAACGTTTTACCCCGAATGTGACGAGATGCCCATCCCGGATGAAATCGCCAAAAACAAGTACTTTTCTGAGGAAATGCGAGATGCGGTAGGCGAATACGTTAACTTTGTGGTAGGAGAATTCTATGAGATGCAGAAAGGACCGCTAGGCGGGCCGGTGGCAACATACCTAGAGGAAGAGCTAGATATCTCTAAGTTCGCACCGGAATCGTTCGGTAGCGCCGATGTTACCCTGTTATCCCCTTCTGTCCTGCACATCATAGACCTTAAGTACGGAAAAGGGGTGAAGGTCCCGGCTGAAAGCCCACAGTTCAAAATGTACGCACTTGGTGCGCTTGCCAAGTTCAACAACGGAAGTATCAAGTACGTTCGTATGTCAGTGGGACAGCCTAGATTACACCACTACGACACGATCGAAATGCCCGTCTCCGATCTGCTGGAATGGGCTACGAAGATATTGCAGCCGAAAGCTAAGCTAGCGTTCGAAGGAAAGGGAAAACAGGTGGTAGGGTCTTGGTGCCAGTTTTGCCCGGTGAAAGCCACATGCAGAGCGCAAAAGGACGAGATAGCCCACGACTTCGAAGAACATCCCGATGCATTGGTTATGACCGATGGGGAAATAGTTGATATGTTAGGAAAGCTAGACAGGTACAAATCATGGCTTGAATCGCTCAACCAATACGCATATGCCGAAGCCATGAAGGGAAAGAAATGGGACGGTTACAAGTTAGTTGAGGGACGGACAGCCCGGAAGATAGTAGACCCCGATAAGGTGCGTAACATCCTTCTAAAAGAATACCTAGAAGACGAGGTTTTGAACATCTCATTGAAAGGTATCACGGACCTTGAAAAGTTGCTAGGAAAGAAGGTTTTCACCGCCAAATTGGGTGAATACGTTAAGACGCAACAGGGTGCGCCTAAACTTGTACCGGACAGTCACAACGGCAAGGAATATGATGTATCAAGCGATTTCGATGTCGAAAGTTAATCAACGTTAATCATTTTGTCAAAATTAGGAAGTATCAAAAACTTGCCTTATATTTGCAGAGTCATAAAGAAACAGTAATAACAACAAATTTAAAAATTTACGATTATGGGAAAAAAATTAGTTTTAAAGAATGTACGCTTTTCATGGGTACGGGTATTCGAAGCAAGAGACGCATTCAAGAGTGGTAATCCTCGTTACGAAGTAACATTGCTCATACCAAAGACGGACAAAGAACAGATTGCCAAAGTAAACCGCATCATCAAGGAATTGCAGGATGAATACAAAGCAGAACATCCGAAATTCAACATCCCTACCACCGGAGCAGCCGGAGAAAAGTGGAATCCTATCAAGGATGGTGACGATACCGAATATAGCGACAACTTCGGTTTCATCATGATCTCCGCTTACCGCAAAGAAAAAGACGGTGCACCGCTAGTTCTTGACAAGTTCAAACAGCCTATCACACGAAAAGAGGACATTTATTCCGGTTCTTGGGGGGTGGCTTCGATTGACGCATATGTCTACGATAACGCAGGCGGAAAGGGTATTTCATTCGGTCTGAATGGCTTGCAGAAGGTGAAAGACGATACCGCATTTGGAGGCGGAGCCGGAAACGTTGAGGACGATTTCGCCGATGAGTCAGAGGAAGGAGATGACCCGTTATTGCGATAACATAAAAATAGGAGTAGACCCCGCCTAACCAAAAGATGGTCACCCATTTTATTTAATCCATTTTATTATTTAACAACCAATAAGTAACAAGTGTGCAAAGGGTGGTGTGAGTAGAAGCACGCCACCCTTTTTAATTAAAAAATAAAAAAGAATCATGAGAAAAGTATTTATTGACTTCGAAACATTTTCCGATGTAGACATCAAAAAAGGTGGCATGTACAAGTACACCGAATCGGACGCTTTCGAAATACTGCTTATCGGTTATGCCATTGATGATGGAGACGTCCACGAAATAGACCTTACACAGTACGAGGATACTACGGAGTTCTTTGAACTGGTGACAGCATCCGATACCCTTATATATGCCCACAACGCTACGTTTGAACGTCTTTGCCTTCGTAAATACGGTTATGACATCCCGGCTACGAAGTTCCGTTGTACGGCTACCCTGTCCTTGTATGCAGGATTTCCCGAATCATTGGGAAAAGTGTCTAAAGCGATGCGGCTAACCGACGGGAAATTAGACACAGGTCTTAATCTTATCAAACTGTTTTGCCTTCCACAAGCAAAAGGAAAGCGCATTTACCCGGAAGATTACCCGGAAAAATGGGAGGCTTTCAAGGAGTATTTAAAGTACGATATCCTATCCGAGCGTGAGATAGAAAGAAAATTACGCCATATCGAAATACCGGAGGCGGAAATCATAAACTATGGCGTGGACCAAGAAATTAACGACCGTGGAAGCCGGATAGACATTCATTTGGCATCAAAAGCAAAAATACTGTTTGATGAGTATATCCACAGGATCGAAAGCGAAATAGAGAAGGAATACGGAATCAGTTCCCTAAAGTCATCCAAGCAGATAGATGCGTTCATCCTTAAACTTACCGGGAAACATTTCGATTCCATTAACAAGGACACCGTAGATGGCATCATCAAAGAATGTGATAACGAAGATGTAACGAAGGTGCTAGAGGCACGCAAAATCGTGTACAAGACATCTGTAACAAAGTTTGGTGCGATGCTCGACTGTGTTTGCCGGGATGGTAGCGTCAAGGGCTTGTTCCGATTCTACGGAGCTAACCGTACCGGACGTTGGGCGGGCCGCATGGTCCAAATGCAGAACCTAGCTAAGAACCATTTCAAGACAGTGGCGGAACTAGAGGAGGCACGGGAAGCGGTAAAGAGCGTGGAGCTGGACGACTTACTGCTATTCTACGATAACATCCCTTATTTGCTATCTCAGTTGCTACGTACCGCGTTCATTGCCCGCAAGGGGTACAAGTTTAAAGTAGCTGACTTCTCAGCGATCGAAGCCCGTGTAATCGCTTGCCTAGCCAATGAAGAATGGCGTGTCGAAACGTTCCGCAAAGGTGGGGACATCTATATAACATCAGCCGCAAGAACGTTCGGTTTAGACGAATCCAAGATTGACAAGCACTCCCCATATCGCCAACAGGGCAAGGTAACCGAGCTAGCTTTAGGGTACGGCGGATGGGTATCAGCTATCAAGATAATGGATAAAAAGGGAGCTATCCCCGAAGAGGATATTAAAGGAATTATCTTAAAATGGAGGGACGCATCCCCCAACATCGTGGCATTATGGCGCACCCTAGAAAATTCGGCGAAGCGTGCCATCCTCGCAAAACGGGAGGTTCCGGTAATAATAGCGGGTCGCACGGTTTGTACCTTCTACTGGATTCCACAGTTTAGCACGCTCGGAGTTCGCTTGCCGTCCGGTCGGTCCCTGCATTATCCCTACGCGTCAATCAAGCCAAAGACCATCAGATACCCGAACGGGGACACAAGGGAAGTAGAGGCTATATGTTACTACGGCATCGCCGGAACAGCCGATAAAGGGCATCCCGTGGGAGCTTGGTGCGAGTTGGATACATATGGCGGAAAGCTGACTGAAAATTTAATTCAAGCCGTTTCACGCGATCTTATGGCGTCCGCGTTGAAAAATGTATTATCTTTGGACCCCAACTATTCCGGAATCGTCGGCCACATCCACGATGAACTGATAGCCGAAGTGTTGGAGGATGGCGGTCCAAGCCTCGATGATGTGTGTAAGGCGATGTGCATTTTACCGGATTGGGCAAAGGTTTTCGATATACCTTTAAACGCCGAGGGATTCGAAAGTTACTATTATAAAAAGGACGATTAAATAATTTAGTTATGGAAAAATACAATATCTCTGTCGGTGGTGGTGCCCGTTCAACGAATTGGAAAAGGAAGTCTTACACATGGGATGAGCTGATAGGCATCCTTTCCACGCCGAAGGTGGATACTGAAACCGTCAGAGAATATGATTTGCTGGCAAAGTCGGAAAGGGCTATCCGCAAAGACAAAGGAGGTTTTGTAGGTGGCACGCTTTCCGGCGGTCGCCGCACCAAGAATTCGGTAACATCACGTTCCCTCATCACATTGGATGTTGACTACGGGAATGATGATTTCTTTTTCGAATTCTCTATCAAGTTCGATTGCGCCGCAGCCATCTACGGTACACGTTCGGACAGACCGAACAAGCGTAGATTCCGTCTCATTATCCCATTGAATCGGGAAATAGATACACGGGAAGAGTACGAGGCGTGTTCACGCAAGGTAGCCGAGATAATGGGAATCGAATTGTTCGACCCGACTACATTCCAAGCCGAACGCTTAATGTTTTGGGCTACCATTTCCTGTGACCAACAATTCTACTTTGATAAGCAGGAGGGCGAACCACTGGATGTAGACTACATCCTAGACTTGTACGGAGGAGGCGAAGCTTGGCAAGATGTGCGCCTGTGGGCTTTCGCTGACAGTGAAGAGCAGATTGTAAGAACGCTTATCAAAGAATCAGCCGACCCCACGACAAAGACGGGATTAATCGGTGCATTCTGCCGTGTTTACACGATACAAGCGGCGATTGAAAAATACCTGTCTGACGTTTATGAGGAATGCGGTAACGACCGATACACGTACAAGGGTGGGACATCAGCCGCCGGAATGGTAGTGTACGAAGATAAGTTTGCTTACTCCCATCACTCAACCGACCCGATCGGAGACGGGCACACATACAACGCTTATGACTTGGTACGTGTCCACTTGTTCGGACATCTTGGGAAGAAGGAGAGCGAGACGGCAATGAACCAACTAGTACACGAGGATTCGGAAGTCGTTAAGGAACTAACCACGGTGGAGGATTACTTAGGCGACTTCGAGGAAATTCCGGACGAAGCCATCGCCGAGACGGAGGAAGAAACGGAAATCGAATGGGCTTTGGATTCGAAAGGCAACAAGACAAACACAACCGTTAACTTTATTAATGCATTTAAGTCGGACCCCTTGCTGAATAAGTTGCTTGCTTATGACCTTTTCCGTGACGTGATTGTTTATACCCGCACACCGTACTTTGACAAGACGAAAGTAAAAGGTGACGTGTTGGATGATACCGGGGTAGCCGTGATCAAATGTAGAATCGAACGTCTTCACAGCCTGTATGCGAAAGACAGGTTAAACGATGTAATCGAAGTGCTGGCTTTAGAAAATTCGTTCCACCCAATTAAAGACTACTTGAATGAACAGGAATGGGATTTCATTCCACGGATAGACACGTTCATGCACGATTACATGGGTGCGGAACAGAATATTTACACGGCTGAGGCGTTCCGTAAAATGCTCGTGGCGGCGGTTGCCCGTATCTTCGAACCAGGAACCAAGTTCGATACGGCGTTCATAATGGTATCGGAGCAGGGCGTAGGTAAGTCAACGCTCATTCGGGGGTTGTCTAACGGATGGTTTAACGATTCACTTGTTTCGATGGAGGGCACGAAAGCCTACGAAGCCCTGCAAAAGTCGTGGCTGGTGGAACTTGCTGAACTGTCAGCCCTAAAGAAAACCGACATAGAGACGATGAAGAATTTCATCTCTAAGACGGAGGATACCTACCGGGCGGCATATGCGATGCGTGTTAAGACACACAGACGGCAATGTGTGTTCTTCGGGTCTACCAATAATGACGATTTCCTGAAGGACCCCACGGGAAGCCGCCGATTCTTCCCTGTCCCTGTGAGACGTGTTCCGGCATCCGACGTGTTCCTCAATCCAAAGCGGAAAGCGGAATTTCAAAGAATCGTTAACCAACTTTGGGCGGAAGCGGTAGAGCTTTATAAAGCAGGTGAAAGTCTTATCCTATCACCGGAAGCCGAAGACATCGCCAACGGTAAACGTGAAGAATTCACAGAGAAAGACCCGCAAGAAGGATTAGTATTCGAGTACGTTAACCGCAAGTTCCCCACCAATTGGGATGACATGTGCGTAGCCGACCGCTTAGACTTCGTTAACGAAGTGGGATTGCAACCGGAGGGAACAGAGATACGGGACAGCTTTTGCGCCTTCGAAATATGGGTGGAATGTTTAGGAAACAAGCGTACCGACTTCAACGTGGCAAGGGCTAAACAGGTAGCGAACATGCTGAAACGGGCGGGATTTAAACCCGATAAGCAGAGAAACGTAAAACTGTATGGTAAGCAAACAATGTTTGTGCGGAGATAGGATGTATCTTCCGCATAAAGCATTATCTTTGTAGCACCATTGAGAGATATAGTTTTTCATAATAATTCATGGAGACCGAGGTCTCCGGAATGGAACTAATTTTGTCGAATGCTTTTCATTATTTTTCCACCCTTACACAACCGAGACGGTCCTGTAAGGGTGGTTTTTATTGTATCGTTAATCAAAGTTAATTCTTTGTTCAAAATTTGGCAAAACCAAATATTCGCCGTACATTTGTCACATCGAAATAAGAAACCAATTAAATAATAAAGAATATGAAAACAGAAACAGCTATCAAAAAAGCCCGTAATGTAGCGCGTAAGTATTGCAGAGAAAATGAATATGAAAAAGTTTACATCATCGAATTTAGAAATTCCGAAGGTAAGAGGGACGCTCAATGTTATGCCGAAACAACTATCAAAGAGGCATTTGATGCAGCGTATAAGTATTGTAGAGAAAATAAATATGAATTAATAGGAGTAAGGGAGGCTTAAGATATGAAGACGATTACAGTAAAAGTGAAGTTCAAAATACCCGAAGTGAATAAAACGAAAACCGTTAAAGTAGGGCTAGATTTTCCAAAATTGACAATTCCGTGTTTTGCCGAAATAGTAGACGAGGTTTATAAAGTCAGCGATCCGAAATTAAACGAATTGTTCGGAGTAGGCTACATTATCGGAGTAGAACAAATAATAGACTAATCAATAACCGGGCGGGAAACCGCCCACAAAATCAAAGAATATGAAACAAGTATTAAACGTTTTGGGATTCATCGGAATCTGTGTACTAATCACCGCTTATATTTTATTTGTATGTTGAGAATCGAAAAAGTAACCATCATTAACGGCGAGGTATGGGATACCATAAGTAAGACGCCTATCATGGTCTCCGGTCTTACTCCGGAAGAGTTCAAAGCGAATGTAATGGCACTATTCAGATGTGACCGAGTATTATTAACTTATACAGTAGAAGAAGATGAAAACAAGGATCAAAAGGATTAACGAACAACGCCAAGAACGTTTCTGTGTGCAGGAACTAGGTAGTGATAGACGATTCCGCACCATACTCGGCGGGTGCTGCAAAACCTTAGAAGAGGCGCAAAAGGTTCGCAAAGCGTACAAGCTAACCGCAAAGCGGGTACAACAGTTCAACGCTAAGTTCCAACACCAAGTACTTACATTCCCGGTAGATTATGAAAAGTGCAGAGACAAGTGAGAAAGTATTCGAGCGTACCCTTTCAAAGTACGTGGATGACATAGGAGGGGTGGCGGTTAAACTGCTATCTCAGTTCCTCCGAGGATTGCCCGACAGGATGTTTCTTTTGAAAGGCGGGATAGCGGTTTTTGTGGAATTCAAAAGCACTGGAAAGAAGCCCACCAAGATACAGGAATACGTTCATAAGAGAATACAGGCTTTAGGCTTTCCGGTCCTTGTGGTGGATAGCGTAGAGACATACGAGGGAGCTAAGAAGATCATAGATATTATAATGAATGCAAAGGAGGTTATTTATGGAAGGTAGAACAGAATTTATGCAACACTTCCTAGCACTAGGCTTTATTAAATTCGGCCCGTGGAATCTGAGGAAGAAGCAGGCTAACGGATGGGACCGGGTAAATGTTTACTTCAATCCGGAAGATTTCTTGGTGATGGTGACGATAGACAAAGACGTTATGAAGTTCAGTCTACGTTATGATCAGTTCAAGGACGCACCGACCGCATACAATGCGCTCCGGATAGTTGTTCACAGAGAGATGGTTAGTTCAATTGATAAAAGATTAAAAGAAATTTTGTAATATGGATAGAGATGATTATTTTCGTGCATCAAAGTTAAATTACGAGATAGAGCAAAACGAGACGTCTGTAAACGAAATAACATCGTGGCTAGATAGCGAACGTTTCGAAGGTGTAGTACTGGCATTCGTAAATGACGATGGGGTGCATCATAGCGATTCGGTTATGCTAGAGAAAGATATTGCAAGGGACATCGCCGAATACGCCCGTAAAAGAATCCGGCAAGTATTAAGAAAACAGAATCAAGAATTTAAAAACTTATAGCATTATGGCAACAAAAATTAAAGTATCAACAGAGATCACCGAGGCTTTAGAAAAAGTTATTCCGGGTGACGTAGTTCAAAATATTAGTAATAAAACAATCATTCTCGTAACGGAAACGGAAAATAACGGAATGCTTTTTAACGGGATGGTTTTAGACAGAGGAAATTACAATGAACTAGTAGAAAAGGACTACGTGAGAAGACGTGCCACACCCGAATTTAAACGGTACCTCGGTTCGGTAACCTTAGACAGTTTTTAAGATGGCGGTAGATTTTAGAAAGAAGCTAAAGGAGGACCGGATAGCCTTGTTCGTGGATAACGTAACAAAGATAGCGAACAATACCCCAGCGGACGGTTACATGATCGGTGAAGCCGTGGGACGGTTACCGGATAACATTAAACAGTTCTTGCTATCAGAGGTTCCCGATAAGGTCCTCCGGGCGGAGTATTCCCGCCGGAACTTGGGTGACTTGGAAGGTGCGGCGATGGTCCAGGCAGCAGACGAACTGAAAGAAACATTTCGGTCTGAGGTTTACAAGAATGACGAGCTACACACCGTAGCTGACTTGTTAGGAACTGATTGCGTCAGGCCGGACCTTCTCGAGACAGTGGAGGCACTTATTAAGCTGTTCCCCGAACGGTGGACGCTAGATGATTTATTGGATGAACTTTATACAAAAAGCATTGGCTTATAAGATCGAAATAATGTTGAATAGAAACCAACTGCATAAATACCAAGTACAAGGAATAGAGCATATCAAGAATAATCCCGAATGCGCTCTATTCCTTGACATGGGATTAGGGAAAACGGTTACCACGTTGACGGCGGTAGCCGATATGATAGAGTACTTCGAAGTTACTAAGGTACTCATAGTTGCGCCTAAGCGCGTCGCCGAAGTAACGTGGGCTGATGAGATATCGAATTGGGCACATCTGAATGACCTTCGTATATCTGTCATTGCCGGGACACAGAAGAAGCGGATAGCGGCGGCGCATGCGGATGCGGACGTGTACGCCATCGGGCGTGACAACCTTGTTTGGCTGCTGGAACACTTCGGCGGTGTCAAGGTACCCTTTGATTGTATCGTGATCGATGAGTTATCCTCGTTTAAGAATCATCAGTCGGAACGCTTTAAGGCGATGAAGAAGATACGCCGATTCGCTACCCGGATCATCGGGCTAACCGGAACGCCCGCTCCTAACGGCTTGATAGACCTTTGGGCGCAAATGTTCGTCATAGACGGAGGCAAACGGCTAGGCAAGTCAATCACCGATTACCGGGCTAACTACTTTAAACCGGGTGCGCAAAATGGCGGCATCGTCTATAACTATAAGCCTCGGGAAAACACCGAAACGGAATTGTCCGAGCGTATCGCCGACATCACCCTTTCAATGAAAGCCGTAGACTACTTGGATATGCCGGAGGTGAGTTACCTGTACGACAGGGTGGCGTTGTCTGACGACGAGTATGCAGCGTACAAGGAATTCGAGAAGGAGCAAGTACTAGCCATGTTCGATGAGATGGGAGATGAGAAGGAGATAACCGCCATGTCCGCCGCCGCACTGTCGAGCAAGTTACAGCAGTTCGCAAGCGGTGCTCTGTATGATGCGGACCGGAAGGTCATAAAGGTGGGGGACGCCAAGATCGAGATGCTCGTGGAGATGGTAGAGGCGTTGAACGGGTCACCCGTGCTTATCGCTTATAACTTTATACACGAGGCTGAACGTATCATGAAAGCGCTATCCAAGTTAAAGCCTGTCCGGATCGGCGGCGATTCGAAAGCAGACGCCACGACCGTTATAAAGGATTGGAACGCCGGAAAGATAAAGGTCCTCATCGCTCACCCCGCATCCGTGGGTCACGGGCTGAACTTACAGAAGGGCGGGAACAACATCATTTGGTTTGGTACTACGTGGAACTTGGAACTGTATCAGCAGTTTAACGCCCGGCTATGGAGACAGGGACAGGCAAAGCCCGTATTCATTCACCATATCATCGCCAAGCGCACCATAGATGAAAAGGTAGCTAGCAGGTTACAGGAAAAAGCAGGTACACAGAATCTGTTAATAGATGCTATCAAAGAGATTGTTTCACAGTATAAACGTTAACGGACGTTACTGTGAAACGTCTGTCCACTAATGAATGTTAATACTTTGTTCAAAATTTGGCAAAACCAAAACTTCGCCGTACATTTGTCATATCAAAGTTAAACAAGTAGTAACAATTAAAAATATAAGATTATGAGACGTAACGACCAATGGAAACCGAGATTCGTAGCAACATTCAGAGTAGAGATGATAAACGGTCACTATGACCTAGAGACTCTTCATCTATACGCGATGAACCGAAACGCAGCTTACCAACAAGCTAGAAGATACATCAAGTCACAGGGTGGAGGAATGACTCTTGTATCACTGTCGTATTAAATATTAAATATTAAATAATAAAGATTATGAATGTACTTAGTTTATTTGATGGCATGAGCTGCGGGCAAATCGCTTTATACGAGTTGGGAATGTACCCCGATAAATACTACGCCTGTGAGATAGATAAATTTGCGATAGCTCAGACCAAACTAAATTTCCCGGATACTATCTTCTTAGGGGATGTGACAAAATTAGATGTTTCCAAATTGGATAAAATTGATTTAGTGATAGGTGGAAGCCCGTGTCAGTCATTTTCCTTTGCGGGCAAACGTGTCGGGATGTCCACGGAAAGCAAAGAAGAAGTAACGACCCTAGCTCAGTATATGGAACTAAAGGAAAAAGGTTTCCAATTCGCCGGGCAATCATATTTGTTTTGGGAGTACATGCGTATTCTAACCGATATTCGTAAATACAATCCGAATGTGTTGTTCTTGTTGGAAAACGTAGAAATGGGTAAGAAATGGGAAAGGGTATTAAGCGAGGCTATCGGTGTAGATGGTGTGCATATCAATTCCGCATTGGTATCGGCGCAGAATCGGAAGCGCATATATTGGACGAATATCCGGACGAGGGGAAACGGACGGTTCAGTGAGCTTCAATCAGACATACCGCAGCCGGAGGATAGGGGGATTTTGTTGAAAGATATTCTTGAAGATGAGGTGGACGAGAAATATTATTTGAGTAATAAAACCATTTCGGGCCTAATGGACCACAAACAAAGGCATACGGAAAAAGGGAACGGTTTTGGAGCGCAATTCCCAACTGTAAAGAGTAATACTTTACTGGCGAGATGCTATAAGGATGGAAAGGAAAATCTGATATGCGTTGCCATGCGCGGGCGTAATCCCGATAATCCAAGTGATAGAAGGGCCGGTTCACCTACGAAACAACGTTTAGAACCCAACACTTCCGGAAAAACAAACTGTTTGACAACTGTTCAGAAAGACGATTTAATAGCGGAAGATGTTAGAGTAAAGGGAGTGTCATATACAGACAGAGGAATACGCCCTCACAGAGGGGATTTCAGGAAATCCGGAGTAAGCGAGTACGGTACAATTTTATACACGGATCAAAAATCGAATACATATATCGCGTCTCACGTAGGGCTGATTGTAGAAGGGGAGAATCCTCTAAATAAAGGGCGGAAAGCAAATGACATGACTCCCTTGGGATTTGCGAGGATTCGTCGTCTGACTCCTACCGAATGCGCCCGATTGCAGACTATCCCGTATTGGTACAAGTGGGCATGCTCAGACACACAGCAATATAAGATGTTGGGCAACGGCTGGACGGTAGCAGTAATATATCACATATTTTCATTTATTAAGTATTAATCATTTAAAAAACAAAGAATCATGAAAAAGTTTACATTAGCATTTATCGTTTTAATCGCTGCTTTTGCAGCAAGTGCAATCGCTCAGATCAAAGAATCACCGAAACCGGAACAAGTAGGTTCATATCGCATGGGCGTTATCAAGTTGTACAAGGTAGCTGATACCTTCGAGATCAGAGGACTAGTCAAACAGGACGTCACAACGATTATGACTGTATCACTAGGAACTAAGGAACAAGCGGTCGCCATCATTCAGTCAATGCTTGATTACTCCGGAAAGGAAACAGTACCTTTGAATAATCCTTCGGACAATATAGCACGCAACATGGGTGCAATGATGGGCGGATGGGAGATCGGGATAACACAGATGTTCGCATCATCCATCATGGTAAGCAAGGGAGAACTAAAGAAGATGTTGAAAGCAATAACCGAATAGCCATGAAAGTAATAACTAAGATTCACCCGGAACTAGACGAAGTATTTGAGTATATAGGGATAAAATCTAAGTGCGTAGAGGATAACATCCATAACGGGAATTGCTGCACGAATTGCGCTTTCTATAATTCCCTAGAATGCGATACCATATGTTGCGCATCCCGCGAGAGATACGATGAGAGAGATGTTCACTTTGAAAAAGTAGATTAACCATGAAAACAAGGTACATCCAAGTTCCCGTAGACGAGACGTTCAAGCTAGACGATGGTACGGAAATAGTTTGCAGAGAGGACCTGGCGTTCGAATGGAGAAGCATGTGTGAGGGCTGTCCCCTGCTAAGTAAGAATCACCGGATGAAGTACGGCAAGGGTTGTATTCACTTCGAATGTTCCGGAGACAAACGGGATGACGGGAAAGATGTTCACTTTGAACTTGTGACGCCATGAAAGGAAAGCTAGCCGAAAGATTCCTAACTACTTGGTTCCCGAACGAATGGAAGGAGGCGGAGGATGAGATTAAGTTCGACATGCTGATGGAATACCCCGAATCCGTCCTTTCCCCTACTGGGGTAGATAACCGGAGGACCAAGTATGTAAGGAAGCAGTTCTACGAGGAACTGAGAGAGAAAACGATCGAGAGGCTGCGTCCGTTCCTAGATACCTATGAGTTACTCACGCCGGACGAGAAAAAGGAATGGATGGCAAGACAAAAGAAAAAGTTGAGACGACTTGCCATTGTGTCAAGGTTGGAAGCAGATGGCGAAAGATTATCGAAGATTATTAAAAACTTTAAAGCAGTAATGGAGGAATTGAAAGATGAAAATATTGAATTGGTTTAAACAGTCAAACAGGTGGAAGCACTTAGTATATGGCTTCCTAGTATCCTTAGTTGCCGGATTCGCTTTCACCTGCGGAGCAGCCGCAGGGATGGAATTCAAGGATAACCAATGGGGAGGCAAATGGGACTGGATAGACTTTTGGCTGACAGTAGCCGGAGCGTGGTTCGGTCTGATGATCCGGATGTTATTAAAGAATATGTTCAACTTAGATTGGCTGTGGCTATGACGTACCAAGAATACAATGATAGGCGGAACGCTATGTTAAGCGCTTACCATGACTGGAGGATAGGCCTTCCCGATATGCAATCCAAGCTAGCCGATCTAAACCGGGAGTATGAAAGTAGTCACCCTACGTCAACTTTCGATAACTGGACGGAGCGTGCCGAGGAGGCCCTTGCCAAGATGAAGGAGACTCACCGGAAGGTCAAGGAAGAATGGGCGCATGCCTACGTGGACGGTGACAAGGTGAAGATAAAGAAAGGGCCATCCGTTTTGCCATTAACCGAGATGTCGGTTCTAGAGGCTAGGTTACTAGCGAACGAGATTTTAAGTATAACCAATAAACAAAGGAGAAAAAGAAAATGATTAAATGTGTTGAATGCGGTAAAGAAATAAAAGAAGGCGGTCCCCGCTACGCCACCCCAATAGGTTCGTTCTGTTGCGAATGTTGGGCTGAGAAAGACCAAAAGTTTAAAGATGGTATGCTGAAACGGACATTGTACGGTCTCCGCTCTATAGCGGGTGCTATCTCAGATATGAAGAAAGGAGGCAAGCGATGATGGAACCATGTTGCGCTGTATGTGGAGAAACCAAGATATCCGATTTATATATGTTCAATTATGGCGTATGCCTGTGTCACCGTTGCTTGGAGATATCTGCGCATTCCTTTATCCATGATAATTCGGAACGGAGGCTAAAGGAAAACAAGGAGAAGGTGATTAGCGTGGAAGGCTTGCCAAAGGCAGAGCACGAGTCAATGACGGAATTTAAGGATAGGCTAAGGAAGGAGATCGAGGCGAGCATAGAAGCTAAGGTGCGTGCAGAATCCGAGGCGAAACGGAATGCAAAAGCGGCACAGGAGGTGCAAATTAAAATGGCGGACTTATCAATCGAGAATAACAGGCTACGAACCGGATTAAAAGACTTGAAAGAAGAATATGAATCCTTCAGAGAACGAACCAGTCGTGTTTGGTGGGGAGTAGCGGTAGCCGGATTCGCGATCGGTACACTAGTAACATTAATGTTTTTAAATCCAAGATAGCAATGAAAAATGAAATCAATCATACTTTCGATAATTGCGGCGATCGCCGTGGGACTAGTTGCGGGTGCAGCGTTCGTATTGATGATAGCCTTTCTACTAGGTGTGCAGATGTTAGGCAAGTAGCTAGAATATTTAATGTGCGGGCGTTCGTGTTCCTCAACTTCATGCGGGAACGCGGGTACACCCCGAAACTGGACCTACGTAAAAAAGGAACGCCTCGTTACCTTTGCCCGGCACACGTTATCGAGGATAACCGGATAGAATTCCAAGAGTTTTGCCGCAACCTGTTTGAACGCCGCAGCCCGTTATCGGTAAGCGAGGAACGAAAGAAGATGGTGAACGGTTGCCTGTCCACCGCCCGATATGAAGCCGCGCAGTTCGAAGAGAAGCTAGCGGCTAAGGAGTCACGAACGAAACGTCTCATCAGGATAGGTCGGGAACAACCGGAAGAAGGAATGATGCCGCCGATCTATGAGGTACGACACTACGCAAACGGCGGTGTTTCTATCTTTGAATGGGATGGTTCGGCGTGGGTATTCTTGGAAGGGGAAACAAATTCACTGCTTAAAAATAGCTTTCTAAACCACATTTGCGAGAAATATGCCATAATGTTGTAAAACCTTTTCTTAATTTCATAGTGTTAAACGAGGACTTTCCGGTGTGATTGCCGAGAGTCCTCGTTTCTTATTTTCATGTGCCAATAGTGTTTTGTGCAAAGTAGTACAATCTACGATAAAGTGTTTCTGAAATTAGCGTGTATAAATGTTTACATTAGAAAGAAAAAGATTTTTGTTTATTCCAGTTTTGCCAAAAAACGGAGGAAAACGTTTTCACATGCTTAGGTTCCGGATTTTTTACTGCGTATTTTTGTTTAGTTTTGAATAGTTTTGATACAATGGTATTGTGAGGCGAAAAACTGGAAGCGAGAATACTTACAAAACATAAAAAACGGTAGTTTTCGAGGGTCTGTATAGGCAGGAAAACAGGGAATTCGAGGAACGTCTAGTATCCACATAAGTGACTGAAATACAGTAAGTTACAAAACAGGCAGGAGAAAATGGATAGGTAGTGATTTTTTACCTATCCTTGTAAGTTGCTCATTTCAAGCTAATTAACATATTTAAAGATAGGTGTCTATTTATATATCTATCCTTGTAAGTTACTGATTATTAGTTAGTTACGATAGTATGGATAGGAAAATGGGTAAAAATGGGGTATCTGCTATTACGAGAAATTTCGGTGTGTTGGTGAATTGTGTTAATTCGGATATGTTAATTGATCATCGCAAACCGTGTTTTTCTGCTATACTCTTTGAAATTTTTCTATCCATCTATCCATTTTCTGTAAATCACAGTGAATCAACGAGTTACACGGAAAGTAAAAAATCGCTACCTATCCACTATTTTGTAAGTAGCTGAAAATCACGTATTTACAAGGATTGGTAATCTATCCACCCACTTTTTGGCCCGGAGGACCTAGCGATTCGCGACCCCCTCGAGTACCCGATAAGTTGGTCCGGTCCCCTTTGGAATCCTCGGTTGTTTCTCTTACCTTTGCAGCATTAAATAACCACGCATGTGTACATTGATATGGCGAATAAACTATTAAACGATATATACGACCCCTATTCGGGGGATGAACTTTGGAGTCTTTACACCGCACGATTCGGCAAGACTCCGCTATTCACGGAACCGGGACAGCTACGGGAAGTGTTCGATGTGTACGTCCAATGGTGCCGGAATCACCCGATCGAGGTGCTAGACTACGTGAAGTCGGGAATGAGTGCGGGACGCAGCTACACGAAGAAAATGAAGTTGCTAGTAACCGAGTTCGGTTTCACGCAATTCCTCGGCGCCAACGGAAGCTACCTAACCGACCGCATGAAAAGTTACAAGGAGATGCACGAGAAGTTTGGGGATGCGGAATCGGCGAAGTTCATGAGGGAGATAGACAACATCCGCGAATGGATTCGTGATGACATGGACAAGTCGGCGACTATCGGACAATTCGATGCGTCCTACATCGCCAAGCTACGAGGGCTAAAGGAATACAGAGACGTCACCAGTGGCGGCGAGAAGGTGGAAGGTTCACTCAAAGTGGAAGTACTCAGCAACGAAGCCGCAGGTAATTTGCAGCAGTTGCGAGGCATCGCCACCAAGAGGGAACGGAAGGCTAAAGGAGTTGAGAACTTAAAGGATAAACCGAAGGAATGAAAACCACGTATGTATTTGACAAGCTATTAGCAGCAGCCGTGGACCCGAATATCCGTGGGGTATCAAGCAGAGGCGGCACACGATCCTCGAAGACGTGGAGCATGCTGCAATTAATCTACTTGATGGCGACCCAATCGGAGAAGCCTCTCCTTATTTCGTGTGTCACGGATACATTGCCCGGCGTTAAGCGTGGTATGTTCCGCGACTTCAAACGTATGTTGCAAGATGAAGGAGTATGGTCGGAGAAGCGGATGCAGTACACCGAGATGATCTACACCACGGAGAACGGGTCACAGATCGAGTTTTTCGGCTGCGAGAATTCTGCTAAGGTATTCGGTCCAGCCCGTGACATCCTATTCGTCAATGAGGCGCAAAGAGTCCCTAAAGAAGTGTTTAGACAGATGGCGGTGCGTACCCGTCTCATGCTCTTCGTTGACTTCAATCCCGTGAAGAAATTTTGGGCGCACGAGTACTTTGTAGGCGATAACATGGTGGAGATAGTTTCCACGTATCGCGATAATCCGTATCTGACACCCGAACAGGTGGAAGAGATCGAATCCAACAGGAGCGATGAAAATTGGTGGCGTGTATTCGGTGAAGGTGAAACAGGCGGCACAGAAGGGCTGATATTCCCGGAATACGAGATCGTGCAGGAATTCCCGGCCACGGCTAAATTCTGTCTAGGGATGGACTTCGGTTTCACGGGCGACCCTACGGCGATCGTGAAAGTGGGATTCCTGGATGACGTCCTGTATTTGCAAGAGATAGCGTACACACCGGGTCTGCTTAACTGGGACATCGCTACGCTGCTTAAGTCGAAAGGGCTGCATAAGGTTGTGACCATCGCCGATTCATCCGAGCAGAAGAGTATCGCCGAAATATCGTCACTTGGATGCAAGATATTCCCGTGTATCAAAGGTGCAGGTTCCATCATGTCGGGCATTGCACAAATCAAGCAGTTCAAGAAGATATGCGTTGTTGTGGGGAGCCGAGGCATCACGGACGAGCTAGATACCTATTCTTATGTGTTAGACCGAATGACGGGCTTGTATGACGTCACAGAGGCAATAGATGACCACAATCATGCAATGGATGCTACCCGATATGCGGTGGAGTACCTAATTGCGAAATATAAACCGGGACGTTCCCGCAAATCATAGAATCATGAAACAGATTAGTAAGATTAAGAGTTATCGGAATTACATCTATGTGTTCCACGTGAAGCCCTTGCTACGACCGATTAAGGAGGCGTGGAACTGGACGGTACGGCGGATCAGCAGGAAGCAACGGCTTATGGCGATTCGGGCCATCGCTAACCTCAGACCGGACGAAATGAGGGAGTTATCAGAAGATGATGCGGAGTTATTGCGCACCATGTCTGAATATTTACTACCTTCGCAGTGGATTACAAGAAATGGTAGAATCCACTACACGTGCCCACTGTTGGAGGATATCACGCTTTGGCAAATGATCGAGGCACGGATGGCGGAAACGGCGGTAGACCGTATCAAAGGATGGACCGGAGGCTACGTTCCCGAAACCATCGCCGATATGGTGAAGATGTCAAAGTTCATAGCAGGTGAGATAGACCGGGCGGACCAGTTTGAACGGGTATTGTTACCCGCCGGAGGTGGGAAAGTCGAAAGTAATCCGATTGCGGAGGCTAAAAGTGTTCTTGGAATGATACAGCTAGCAGCAGAACTGATGCACTGTACCTTCGAGGAAGCTAAGTTGATAAACTACTCCGACGTGATATTGGCGATTAGCGCAAGGCACGAGGAAGTAGAGAGGCAAAAATCTAAAACTAAGTAATTATGATTTGTAAGTATGACATTATCGACGAAGGCAGGCGTAAACGTGTAAGAGCGTTGCGTCCCTTCACGGTACAAGGACGGGACGTTTGCCCTATGGAGCTAGGCGGATACGTCTACGATGCTAACACGCTGTCACAGGACGGTAACTGTTGGATATTTAGCGGATCACTGGAATATCCCGGTGTACGTGTATTGGACGAGGCTATCGTGGACATGGGGGTCAATCTACCAAAGAACAACGCTAGACCGAAAAGCGTTATCATTTCCGGTAATTCCCGTATCATGGGAGCTATCTCGTTTGAAACACAGTCGTTCGACACGGCGCAGACCCCTGCGATGTTTGAACAGGGTACATATAGTGCGGTGGTGGGGAACGTTCCCATTAAAATTAACACATCTAACCGTGTGCGTATTCCGGTGCCGTTGTTTGCAGGAACAGTGGGAAAGGTGGCTATCACAAGCACCGCCTACGAAGTTAGGTTAATCTCATTGAACGAAGCCGGAATCATAACATCGGCAACCTCTTGGGTTGTTGGCGGTCCTGCTGTTACACTGACTTCGACAGCACCGTATATCCTTGTGGAGGCTCGCAAAGTAGGCGAAACGGCGATTACTCCGGCAGACGTGACAGCAGCGGGTATCACGATAACACAGGCACGGGAAGCCACGGTACGCATATTTAATTCGTCCATTGTTCCCGCGTATAATGGTGCCGTGGCATCGGCAAGTAAAATCCTAGGTTACGAGGTTACAGACCCTAGCGGAAAACCATATCAAGTAAATATTCAAAATTCGTACCTACGTATTGAATGTAGTTTTGATAAGGCAAACCTAGTGAGAGCGAATGCGGATTTTATCAAAGTTAATTACCAAATTGTAATTACACCGAACGTGTCCCACTATATCGCAGGAACGTACCGTAACACGAACATCCATACCCCAGCAAGCGTACCCGATGCAGTTTACGCGAAACGCGTATTTGACGTATCGGATTGCCCGGACTTTGAGTTTTCGACGGTTACGTTCCCCGACCTATCCGCTATGATCACATCCGGCAAGACGTTCTACTTTAAGCAGTGTAACATGCCCGTTGGTTCGGCGATTCACTACTACGACCCGAAGGTGAACGTATGGGATAACATCGACTTCACTAAGGCTATGGCGGACCTAGGTAAAACGGCGTTCGCGAATACTACTATCGTATCATCCAACGTACAAGGGATGTACCGTGCTAGGGGAAACACTAGCGGCGTAATGGGTGGATTGCTAGAGGCGGCGTCTAGTTTTGACGGCGCAACCTATTCCGGCGTACCGGGTGCGACCTATGATTCCGTCATTTACAAGGATTGCGTAATCAAGGGCATCTTTACTATCAGTGGTCGCAACGTGTTCGGCGGTACATTGGGCGGTGCGTCCAAGATTACCAATACCACGGAAACGGCAATGGAGATTGACGGGTCATTCCGCATCGAAGGGAATGCGCAGGTAACCGATACACCGCTTAAGGGTACGGGCTATATCGGAGGCAACGCGGAATTGAAGAACGGTGTGGTAGAAGGATACATTTATATGGACGGGAACGCCAAGTACATTCCCGCCGTTGTGGCGAATCCGGTTATCATAAAGTATCTAAAGATGACAGGTAATTCGCAGGTTCTGAAACAGAGAGACGCAGTGAACAATCACATTAACTTGGAAATGTCAGATAATGCGGTTATTGATTCATTGGTGAACGCTGACAGAGGATTCTTGAAAATGTCGGGGAATGCTTACACGTTCCGTGCGGATACAACGTTAACGCCGCTTGTGTACGGAACTTTGGAGATGAAGGAAGGCGCTAAACAAGTAGGTGGAATTCTAGCCGTTCATGGAGCCGCCACGTTAATAGGTAAATATAACCAATCTACAGGATCTTTGACTATCACAGGCAAACGTGTGATCTCTGATGTATCGCAGATAGCGGTAGTAGATGTACCACCAACTAAAACAACTTGGTAAGATATGAAATATAGTATTAACGGAACAGGTAACATAGTAGCCGAGAGAGACATATACTCTCTCGGCGGCTTTATCCCGAAAGGGGCAGTAGGTGGTAAAATCGCCAGCGAAGCGCAGCTATCACAGGATGGCGAGTGTTGGCTAGCGGGTGGGGACATCTCGACTAGACCGGATATTCGTATTAAGGACAATGCCTATGTAGGGACGTTCACCCCAGGCGCTGATCCGGTTCATACAGACGGGGTAACGGAGTTTAGCGGAAACACGTTGATTCCGGGGAACATATCTATTAGATGCTTCACGACAGACCCTAAGAACAACATGTTCATTAAGGATTCGTTTATCGGGGTGTCTATGGATGTTCTTTGCGGATCCGCTACAGAAACTAATTTCCCTTTCGAACCAGGACGGTATAAACAAGACGCACCGAAAGGAACCCTGTTTACTTCTGCATCTATGCAAGCAGGAGACGCTAACATTTGTCGAACTACGACTAATTTACGGCTTGGAATAAATACTTACATATACATTCCTATCGGATACAGTTGTAGAATTTTTTGGGCGTACTGGAATACTAATAACCAGCTAGCATATTCCGGAGAATCATTCGCTGTTTCCCAGTCCCTTACTAAATTGAGTCATCCGGTTTACAAGTTAGCTATGGTTCATATAACGAAAGTTGACGGAACTGCAATGACTCCGGCGCAACTTGGCGTATCCGGAGTTAAGATACTCGGACACATTAGTGGTTCCCTGTTACAGGACCTTCGTCCGGAATCGGCATCGGGTGAATATGCGATGGTCAATTCTTCTTTCATTGCGGAAACCGACAACTTTGGATTGAATACCACGCAACTGCGATTCTTGGCGGGTAGTATGTACGATACTACCATGTACACAAAGACGGATAGACCGGAGTATAAACTGTATGGTACATTCCGGAATGTAGAACGATTGGAATATACTAAGTATCTGCCCAATTTGCGCCGTACCGCAGCAACTAGGGATACTTACATCTCCGCTTATGATTGTCCTTTGCTCCGTGTAGACAATACTACTTACGACGACAGTTTGGCCGCGAAGGGGAATTTAACGCTTCGTAGATGTATTGTCCCTAAAGCTGAATTCCTAAACGACGTTATAAACGGGAATACCTACGAGGACATAGATTTCTCCTGCGCAAACGAAGACTTGGGGTTCACAATAGCGGGATACACTAGATTCATTTCAAGCCATAAGCAGGGCATATACCGCATGTCCGGTGGTCCTAGTTCTACGGGATTCGTTAGTCACAAGGGTAACTTGGCTGATACGGCTAGACTTTATCAAGCGGAAAAGTATATTCTTTTGGATGGTTCTATTATGGAACAAGGATTATACAGCGGTCCTCAATCACCTTATGAATCCATTAAGGCGGATAGCCCTATCCGGGTTCGGACAAATAAACCGCTACCTACTTTTGGCTTAGTGTTCCCGTCTTTGCCCACCGGGTATTCGGTGAAGGCGTTCCACTACTTGGATGAGGGCTTCATAATCCGCTCCGTGGTTTCGGACCCGACCGGACTAGACACTACCTATCCATACGTGGTTATGGTATTCAGAAAGGAGGATGATTCCGCAATAAATGTAACGGATTTCATTGCGCTTAATGTGAGTCTGCGTATCATAGACCACACGAAAGCACCGGAGATCACAGGGTCTGCTTACGTAGGCGCAGGTTGTATCGTTCGTGGGGATGTTCAGCTACACGGTGATCCCTATGTTAACCGGGTGTTGGATGTGAATATGTGGGAACGTGGGACAGGAGATAGCGTAACCGGAGAAACTTGGGATGGTCTTAAGAGACCGGAATCGGTCGGATACCCACGATTAAGAACGAGAGACGTTTTCCCTGTGGATGCTACGGTAGATAACAATTTCACGTGTGCTTCGGGGTACGAGATACTTATATACTATTTCGGGGAAGATGGCAAATGTTCCGGGCATTCACCGTGGGGAACATCCTTAAGGGTATCCGATCCAGTAGTGGCGTACATATCGATTATTGTTAAAAAGGTTGACGGAATTAAATTCATTGATTTCTCCGACATCCCGTTAGCAAACGTTAAGTACGTTCGAGCATTCAAGAAACGTAGATACATAGTTAACGAACTAGACCGTACTAGCCCGGAAGACATTCTGTTAAGCGTGGATTATTGGGAACAGGGAACAGCCGGAGGCGGACAAGCAGACGCAGGTAAAACCTACGAGGAAATTAAAGCAACATCCGGAACTACCATAAGACTTAAACGTCCTATAAATGTTTCCCCGACATCTAGCATATCATCGGCATCGGGATTTTCAAGGTATATCAGGGTGCTGGACGCAGTAACTAAATTCCGTTTAGGCGAATCACTTGCCAGTGCTAAGCTGGCTTTACTTGCTGTTATTATTCAGAAAGACCCATCGGCTGCGATAGCTCCATCGGAGATACCCAATTCTAGGCTAGTGTTGGAATTCGTACCACAGCCGAGAATCATATCTCCCTACGGTGTGTCTAATGTTTGGATAGAAGGTACGAAGGTTCGGATGTACGACAATTCTGTAATATCAAGAACGATTACTAAAGGTATGGGCGTTATTCTGAAAGGTGATGCGGTGATGGGGAGTGTATTCACAGGTGACGTATGTATGTGTTCTAAGGGTCATAGTGACGCAATAATTAAGTTACCATGAGATTCAGCGATATATTAACCTTTATGGATGAGCAAGCCGTTAAACTCGGCTTGCCTATCTATTTCGGAGATAACTCCACCATCAATGTTTTGGTGAACGGCATCTCCGGAATGTTTCTGACGTTTGACGTTCCGGACGGTGGGATGTCTAAGTTACCGCCCGCTACCCGGAAGTACAACGTAGTGTTGCAGTGCTTGGACAAGTCATACTACATGGAGAATAACCTAGCGGAACTTGATACATTGGTTCGTACCGACTTGGCTTTAAACAAATTAATGTCTACTTTTGTGTGTCATTTCGATGTAGACGGTCTAATATTCCGAAAGGTTCAGAACATATACGATTCAAAGAAGTCGGGGTGGCAAGTAACATTCTCTGTAACTGATGATTTATTGAACTATGGATAAGGATATACTAGCGGCGGTTGAGCAGATTAAGAAGGAGATTTTCGAAAGCTATATTTCGAAAGGTCTAGTCGCATCCGGCGAATTTGGACGGGAACTAAAGGTTAACGATTTGGGCAACCGGGTAACTATTACTGCACCGGCGCATGTGTATCAGATGGAATTGGGTAGGAAGGCTGGTGCTTTCCCGCCCGTTTCTGCTATCAAGAAGTGGATACAGGACAAGAACCGGACAGCCGGAACGAACATCCCGGAAGAGGCTGCGTTCGCTATCGCCTACGTCATCAAGCGGGACGGCATCAAGGTTCCTAACAAGTTCAATTCCGGCACAGTCGTTTCCGATGTTCTCAACGAACAAAGGATAAAGAGATTAACCACTGACTTTTACAAGATCATCAACGCTAAAATTTCTAACATCTTATTGAAATGAAGATACAATTACTTGAAACGAATCAGACTATCACAGGAATTGCCGGGACTTATGTAGTCACGCCGGGATTTCAGATACTACACTACAATAAGCCTTGCCTTGTCCGTATAAACGTGTTGAGCGACGAACCGCTAAACTCATGGGTAGAAGTGGCGGGCGCAGTAGTTGACAGTTTGCCGGGCGCAACTCTTACCTTGCCTATCTTCGATAACAGCATCATAGACCTTAGCGTTGCTGCCTCGTATCTCGCCACTTTTCAGAAGGACCTAGAAACGGGCACCGGAACGCAGGCGGCAAGATCCGTTACCCTTTTGTTCACGGTGAATCCAAACGGGGCGTTGAAGCATTATTACTTCCGCATCCCTGTTATGAACATTGACGCTCCGAATCTGCTCCGCGCAAAGACCATGAATGGCACGGACTTCCTCAACGATGAAGGAACGAAGGTTCCGGTAGCCCATGCGTTCTCCGACCAAGTCTGGATTTCTCCGATAGGCGTTAACACGACCTACGAATACGAGTTCGATGACGGCGTGCAACTGTATTATGAAAGACAGGGGTTCGAAGTAGAACCGGACGGCATACAGGGGGAACGCACAAAGTTAGAAGTCCGGAATAAGGGTACCTCGGAGTTGATGTTAACCAAGTACTACGCACCGCTTGTACCTTCTGATTGTGCGATTACCTTCCGATGGCTGAACACCACAGGGTCTATGGATTATATATCGTGTTCCAATTGGACGGTGACCCCCACGATTCGCAGGGATTCGCTAGGCGGTACGGTAACCAAGAATGAGATAACATGTACCATGCCCGTGAATAACGACAACTTCGCAGCCCTTTCGAGGCTAGCGGTTAGCCCGGACATACAGGTTAAGGGCATTCTTCCCAATGGTGCGGCATTAAAAGTAGTAGGTAGCACTACTTCCGGGATCAAGATAACCGCATCGGGATTAATGAGAACAGCAACTTTAAAATTCGTATATTAATGGAACTAGGGATACAGATAAATAGGCGGATGTTGGACGGCGTAACGGGTGACCTAAAGTTGTCCGTTGTGTCGGCTGACCCTTACACGATGTCGCAGCCTACCCGCTCCTATTCCGGAACTATCACCGTTCCGAGATCAGCGAACAACGACCAAATATTTAAGGGCATGCGCCACTTCGGTATGATACCACGTGACTATCTCACCGAAACATGGCTGTTACCCGGTAACGAGGTAGTTAAGGTTTTGAACGGGTACACGGCGCAGGTATTCATCGGAGACGTTCAAATTCCGGGTGACTTCCGGGCAAAAGTGACATGCAAGGAAACAGGCTACGACATAGCCCTATCTCAGACAGCCGTAACAGTCGAGCAGCTACCTAGCCGCATTCTTTCGCATGCCGATATCAGAGGCGCGGGTGTGGGCGGTGCATACAATGTGAACCTCAACCGTGTGTTGGCTGATTCGTTTAACGCACCGGGTAGCAACATATACTTCCCGTACTACGCAGATAATATGCAGCCTGTTATCCGTACGACCTACGAAATCAAATCAATGACGGATGTTTATGTAGGGCAGGCGATAACACTAGCTTTCCGGTTTGCTCTGAATACGGACGCAGGGACGAAGTATCTTAATAATGATATTGACATCATGGAATACGCCGTCCGTGACCCCGCCTCATTTCCGACACTAGGGAACTACGACACACTGTTCTGTGATCTGTCAATTCCGCAGGAAGTAATACTAGACGTATCATTCTTGGCGGGTCCTCCGGTTAACTTGGCGGTGCGGGATAAGACGCACAAGCAAGTGGTTATTTCCCTGTCTCCGATTGGCGATTTAACCGATAAGACGCACATTCGGTATGTCACTAACACGTCTAGCCCACGGATTCGCATAAGCGGGACTACTCCGTACACCGGGATGTACCTTACCACGTTATCAAACACGATCGCACTGGACGTACACCCACCCGAGGATATGGACTCAGAGGCGGCGTTCCGTATCCCGCTAAAAATCATTAGCGTGTCGGGTGGCGGGAACATTACCATCAACGGGGGATTGGGAACTGAATCGGCTAGGGAGTTACTGGATGGCTTTTGCAAGGCTATGATGTGGACCTATGAATTCACCATAACGGACGCCGGAAAAGTAAGCCTGTATATCCGTGACCTTCTGCATGCGGACATAACGACCGCAGGATTCCGGAAGGGGATAAACGGATCGACCCTACAGGATTGGAGCGAGTTCTATGTGAGCACTGAGAAGATAGAGGATTCGTCCGGATTCGCCAACAGTATAAACGGTAAGATAGGCGAGAAAAACGTGTGGTACACGGTGACACGTGGAATGTTCACCACACGGGCGGAGGTATTCACCGCCGAAGTTCCGTACAAGATGGACCAAACGCTACCGCGCGCTTTGTTCTTCAATACTAGTACTAGGGCAGTTGTTGATTATTTTTACACAAATAACTACCTGTATAACACGTTCCGGAGGTACTACGACCTGTTTAAGTCGGGTATTGATGTAACGATAAATGCTAACATTCCGTTCTTCCAGTTTAAGAAGTTATACCGTCCGGACGGCGCAGTTTGGCTAGATGCTTTCAAGTCGTGGTTTTACATCCGTTCCGTATCGGACTATTCGGTTGCTACGGGTGATTGCAAGATTAAATTAACTAAGTTAAATATTTAACAGTATGGCAGATAATGTTACATTACTAGACCTATCCTTCAACACGGCGGATGCGGTGGATGGACTGGATAAGCTCATTGCGAAGTCTTTAGAGTTGTCCGACAAGAAGGCGCAACTCACTAAACAGATAGCCGCCGAGAAGAACGCCCTTGCCGGGGTACGGCAGAACTACAAGGACAATCTCATAGACCAAACAGCCTATGAGAAAGCCCTTGCTAAATCCGCCTCGGCGATATCCGGTTTTCAGAAGGACCTAGACGGGACGAACGCCGCACTAAAGGCAACTAACGGGACGATCAAGGCCACGACCACAATCATGAACAGTCAAGCCGAAACCGTCGAGACTTTGCGTGCGAAGGTTGCTAAGAACACTATCGAACTGAATAAAATGTCGGTTGCCGAGCGAACGACTGGGACCGCCGGAAAGGAATTGGTAGCTCAGACTAAAGCGATGTCCGACCAGCTGAAGGATTTGGAGAAGGGTGTAGGAGATACGCGCCGTAACGTGGGTAACTACGCCGAGGACATCGAGAAAACGACCGGAAGCCTCGGAGGTCTGACAGGTGCCACAGGAATGATGGTGAAAGGTATGTCGGGTGGTATCGCTTCGGTGAAGGCATTCAACGCAGCCTTGATGGCGAATCCGTTTATCGCCATTGCTTCGGCTGTCCTGTTTCTGATCTCGACTATTGGAAAGCTAATGGACCGCAACAATGAACTTGCTACTTCTGTTAAAACCATCCTCGCACCTATTCAACTGATTATCGCTAAAGTACTGGACGCGGTGGCGGCTCTGTTTGCCGAAATCGTGAAAGTTTTCGAATGGCTGGCGGAAGCTTACATAAAGGTGTACAATTGGCTGGGACTTATATCAGACGAGACGGTAGAAGCCATCAACACCGCTAAGGGGATGGCACAGGTGGAACGGGACATCTATAACGCCGAATCGGACCTTATTGTTGTTCTAGCCCGGCAGCGGCGGGAAATGGAAGCCCAAAAGGCTATCCTTGCAGATCAAACTAAATCCTCGAAAGAACGGCAAGCAGCCGCCAATGAAGCATTAAGAATTTCCCGTGAAATGGAAGCGGCTGAATTGAAAATACTGGAGGCAAAATATCAGCAGATCAAAACGCAAAACTCATTGAGCTATACTACGGACGAGGACCGCCGGAAGGAACTAGAGGCGTTGGCGGCATTGGAGGAGAAGCGGGCACAGTACCTGTCACAGCGGAAGGAACTTACTAGCCAAGTCTCCGGCTTGGAGAAAGCGGACATAGCCGCCGTAGCAGCCGCAAACAAGGCGGCAGCGACAGCGAAAGCGGCCGCCGATAAGAAAGCAGCCGAGGACGCCAAGAAAGCGAAGGAGGATGCCGAGAAAGCAGCAGCAGCGAAAGCGAAAGCGATACAGGCGGAAGTCCTTAAAAGCTACGAGGCAGGCATAACCGAGCTGCAACTTAAGATTCGGGAAAGCAACATCGGCATCGTTGACAAGCGGAAAGCCATCGAAGATCAAAACGAGATAAACCAAGCTATCTTGGCGAAAGAACGATTTCGTTTGGAGCAAGGACTAATTACGCAACAGGAATTCGATAACACTAAGTATGAGATGCAGGTTTCTTTGCAGGAAAAGACCTACGCTTTGGAACAGCAGGAGGCGGAACGGAAGAAACAAGCCGAGGCTATGAACGCCGAGAACCGCCGAGTAATCGCCGAGCAGAACATATCAAACGAGTACGAGTTGCGACAGATGCAACTAGATGCTCAGATGGCGCAGGAGATTGCGAACGCCGAGAAGATAGGAGCTAACACCGCACTTATCGAACAGAAGTATAACGAACTGAAACGGAAGAACGCCGCCGCTCGTTATAACGCTGAATTGACTATGGCAAGCGAAACCGCCGGGCAAATGTCTAACCTGTTAGGACAGGAATCAGAAGCCGGAAAGATATTCGCAGTTGCGCAGGCAACAATCAATACCTATCTAGGTGCGTCTAAAGCGATTGCGCAGGGTGGTATTTGGGGGGTAGCGCAGGCGGCAATCGTTATTGCGGCGGGTCTGAAACAGGTG